AACGCAACTACATCATCTGCAGCACAATGTGATGGTTTATTACTATCTGGTATTGTATTTCCAGCAGCAATGACTGGAGCTACAATAACATTTGACTTTTCATTTGATGGTACAAACTTTGTAGATGTAGTAGAAACTGATGGAACAGAAGTATCATACTCAGTTTCAGCAGGAAACGTAGTTAGAGTTGACCCTAGTGGTTGGGCTTTTGCTTCTACTGGTTTTTTAAGAGTAGTATCTGCTAGTTCTGAAGCAGCCGATAG